ATTTGTGACGGCAGGGGGCATGGTCATTGAGACCGCCCCTGATTGGATTACGAAAGATCCGCTGTATGCGTTGGCAGAAGCAGACGGAGACATTACAGTCATTCAGCCTGCAGCTTCCGCAGCGGGTTTTTCAGGAAAAGATGAAGGAGTTAAGACGGATTCCAGTTCTGCTGAAGATAAAGCACAGACTGAGACAGTTAAATCTGACACGGCGGAAAAAGGAGTTTCACGGAAGGGGAATTGAGGTGATGACTGATGCCGGATGCATCAAACATAGTAGGTGGTGTAAATCCGTCCTATACCATTGATGATTTTCTGTCCATGTATCCGCAGTTTACGGAAAATGTCCCTGATGCAGCGGTATCGGCTTATTTAGACTATGCCCATACTTGTCTGAAATATGATCGGTATAAGGGACACTGGAAGATCTGCATGGGTTTATTTATCGCCCATTTCCTCACACTGTATCTGCAGACACTGGGAGACGGCGCCTCTAGTGAAGCGTCTGATGTGGTATCGGCAGCGGAAGCTCATGGTGTAGTCGTATCAGAATCAGCCGGAGGAGTTTCCTACAGCCAGAATATCAACGTTGTGACGGATGATCTTAACGGATGGGCCCAGTGGAAATTGACACAGTTCGGAATTCAGTTTGCAAGTATCGCCCGGATGGTGGGGAAGGGAGGCATGTACATATGGTGACGGGATCTGTATCATCCAGAGACAACACAAAAACATTCAAAGATCTGATGAAGATCATTCAGAAAACCAGGGTGTTGGTGGGCATAACGGAAGAAACATCAACCCGGGAACACTCCGGAGACATTAACAATGCTGAACTTCTTTTTATTCATTCAAATGGAGTCCGTGCTCCATCTATGAGAGCGGATATGCAGCCGGATCTTGACGCAGGGAAAAAATACAGCAAAGCATATGCGCTGTATATCCAATCCCATGGATCACCGCTTTGGCAGTCTCCTCCGCGGCCGGTCCTGGAACCAGCTGTGGAAGCCAATAAAGAATCCATATCTACTAAGCTGAAAACAGCCTATAAGGCAGTTTTATCAGGCAATTCAGGTTATAGGGATAAGTATGAGGCAGCGGGACTTTTCGCCCAGAATAAAGCCAGAGATTGGTTTGCAGACTCCCGTAATGGATGGGCTCCGAATGCTCCAAAGACCATCGAGAGAAAAGGCAGTGACCGGCCATTGATTGATACAGGTGAAATGAGAAAGTCCATCACCTATGCAGTGAGGGACTGATCATGAGAATCAATGTGGGTCGTGTCATTCAATCACCTCATATGGTGCAGACCTATCAGGTGACCCGTACCTTTGGAAACTGGGTCAGGGGGGATTTTGTGGCCGGCAACCCTAAAGTATTTAAAGTCAGAGGCATTGTTACGGTATTATCCGCCAAAGAACTACAGTTTCTTCCGGAAGGAGACCGTGTGATGGGAACCATGGCTTTTTACAGCCGGGAAGAACTATATGTTACCCATTCCGGTGAAAATCCCGGTTTGAGCGACACGATTCTGTGGCATGGAAATCAATATAAAATCATTCAGACAAATCCATGGACGGATTATGGATATTACCAGAATATCGGAGTCAGAATGGAGGGCGTATGACGTTAGCGGATATAGAAAACCTGTTCTATGCCGATCTTATGACAGCACTAGGATATGATCCAGATAAAAATTATGGGAACAGCAGCCCGCCGGTCAGAAAATCCTGGCCAACGGGAGGAGCGCCTTCCTGGACAATTACGGAAAATGTGTTGTTCTTGAAAATATTTGATCAGCAGGGGCAGGATATCTCCATGCCGATTGACACGGTCATGGAAGACGATGGAGATGATCTGAAGGCTTATAAAGGGCAGACACGGGTGATTCGGATGAATCTGGTGGCGTATGGCCCTCATTGTTATGACAACCTGGTAACAGTCCGCCGGTATTATCAGACGGCAAAGAATTCATCTGTCCGGGCAGCGGGTATATACCTGATACCCGGGACTGATACACCGCAGCGCCTTCCGGAATTATTTTCCGGGCAGTGGTGGGATCGGGCTGATCTTGATCTGTATTTTAATGCACTGATGGAATGGGATGAAACAGTCAAGGCAATCAAGGAAGTTCCGGTTACTGTGGCTAAAAACTCACAGGGAGGAACAAAGCAGGACAGCAGTGATTTTGATGTAAAAAGGAGTGATGGAACGTGACAGTTAAATCGTTAAGTCTTGATTCGGTAGTTGATGTCCTTGTCAGTCTGAGCCTGAAATCAGCTACCAGAAAGGCATTTAATCTTGGACTGATTATTGGAAGCTCAACGAAAGCATCGGGAGAAACGACATCTCCGGTTATCCCGACAGCTGAGCGCGTCCGTATTTATACGGATACGGATGATATGCTGAACGATGGGTTTACGGCTGATAGCGCTGAATATAAAGCCGCCCTGCTGTATTTTGCAGCCTCTCCCCTGTCTCCCCGGCGTCTGGCGGTGGGGTGCTGGGATAAAGGCAGTTCAGAAACCGCAGTGGCTGCTGTTCAGGCATGCCGGGAAGCAAACAGTGAATGGTATGCCGTCACTGTCTGCGGTGCAGTTAATTCGGATATAGAAGCCATCGCGGCTTATGTGGAATCGGCATCACCGACGACGGTATATTTCTATACAGTAACATCCGCCGATGTTTTATCCGTCACAGGAGAATCCACTGATATATTTATTGCATTGAAAGGGAAGCTCTATAAACGGAGCATAGGACAGTACTGCGGACAGGGAGATACACCGGATGCGGCAGCGGCAACAATGGGATATGCCATGGGAAATAATACATCTCTGGCCAATTCTGCCTATACTCTGGCTTACAAGACATTGACCGGGGTAACTCCTGACAGCCTGACAGAAACACAGTTGGAATACGTCAAGGGAAATAATGGAAATGTCTATATTCAGAGGGGCGGATACTACAATGTATTCGAGCAGGGATACATGGCCAATATGGACAGTTTTGATGAAGTCATCAATCTGGATATGCTGGCCAATGACATTCAGCTGAACGTGATGGATCTTCTCTATGGAAATCCTAAAATTCCCCAGACGGATGCCGGCATTACGCAGATTATGAATGTGATCAATCAGGCCTGTGATAAATATGTGAAAATTGGATTTGTGGCCCCGGGCACATGGAATGGATCAGCCATTTTAAATGATGATGGAAAAGGACTTGCCACCGGGGATACATTAACCAAAGGCTATCTGGTACTGTCAGAAAGTCTGTCCAGCCAGTCACAGGCAGACAGAGATGCACGGAAAGCGCCTCCTATCTACGTGGCGGTGAAACTGGCGGGAGCTGTGGAATTTGTGACGATTCAGGTCGATGTCAACCGCTGAGAAAGGAGTGATGAAATATGGCAAGAACAACAACCTACAGCTTTCTGGATATGACTGGAAGTCTGTCACATCCGACTATCGGTGATTATGTATTTACCGGGGAAGGCGTGGGACAGATTACAGTCACCTACGCAACAGAACGGACAGCGCATGATGTCGCCGCAGACGGATCCGTCATGGTATCCAAAGTGGCGGGGAACAATGGAACGATTACTATTGAGTGCCAGCAGACAAGTGCCGTTCATAAATGGCTGCTTGCATGGTATAACGCATTGTGGGAACTTCCTACTTCAGAATGGGCGACAACAGCCATTATGATGAGAAACTCTTCTACAGGAGGCCATGAATACGCAACAGGCGTTTCTCCTCAGAAAATTGGAGATAAACCGTATCATGCCCAGGGCGCACGCGTGACGTGGGTACTCATGGCAGCGGATATTGTTTCAAGCCCTGTATGATTTTGGGGGCGGTTTTTACCGCCTCTTTTTTATTGATTTGTCAGGAGGAAATTATATGAAAGACCGGTATAAATTCATTGAATTAGATGGACAGAAATATAGAATTGAAAAGATGTCTGCCAGAACGGCACTGTATATTGGGTCCCAGCTGGCCATGGTACTTATGGGAGGAGCCAGTAAAGAACAGAGTATTAACTCAGAAGCGGTACAGTCAGCACTGAGTTCTCTTTCCAAAGAAACTTTTTTCGGTATTCTGAATGACTGTCTGAAAACGGTAAATAAGATTACGGAAGCCAACGGGGCCCAGATGCCGGAACCAGTTTTGAAAACAGATGGATCTTTTGTGGACCCGGATATGGAATATGATATTTCAGCGGTTCTTCGTCTTACAGTGGAGGTGTTGATGTTCAATGTATCCAGTTTTTTCGGCGGAAAAGGGTTGTCGAACCTGAAGACGTCCCTTTCCCGGATTACGAAGTAAAACATGCTGAAAATATTGATGAATATTTATGGCGCCCTGTGCAGGAAGGATTATGGAGGCAGCATGAACTCTGGGATGGGACTTATGATTTAGATGATTTAATGGATATACACGAAATGCTGGATGTAAAAGCCATTAATGAATGCCGGGCAAGGAAGTCCGCTGAAGAAAGAGAGGTGAAATGATGGACAACGATGTCATAAAGGAATACCTGGTAGCGTTGGGTGCTGCAGTCAATAAATCTCAGTTTTCGGAATTTTTTTCCACAATAAATAAAGCAGACAGCTCCATATTAAAAATGCGGGACTCTCTGCTGCAGAACAACGCGGCTGCCATGACGGTAGTAAAAGGTCTGGGAGCCGTAGCATCCGGATTGACAGCCGTTACAGTAGCAGTAGGAAAGATGATACGGAATGCGGCTGATCAGGATATGTCCTACAAAATTATGGCCAAAAATATGTGGACGACGCAGCAGAATGCCAAAAGTCTTTCCCTGGCATTATCTGTCATGCACCAAAACCTGCAGGATGTAGCCTGGATACCGGAACTTCGGGAGCAGTTCATGAGGCTCCGGGAAGAGTTCCAGCAATTTGGACCGCCCCAAGAATTTTATGATCAGATGAGAGCTGTCCGCCAGATGGGGTATGAATGGCAGTCTTTTATGCTGAAATTCCGGCTTCTGAAAGAATGGGTTTCTTATTATCTCATCAAATATCTGGCGGATCCATTGGCGAAGATCAATGGTTATCTGAAAAAATTAAATGAGCGATTTGGTTCGGAAATGCCTTCCTGGGGGAATAAAATAGCCAGGGTCCTGGCTATGATGGTGACAGCGGCGATCAATGTAATTCGGTTTGGCCGTGACATATATCGGGAATTTAAACGCATTTTTGACATGCTGCCGGAAGGCGCCCAGAAGTTCATAAAAATTTTGACTGTAATTGGAATAGCTATTAAAACAAATCCATTTGTCGCAGCCATTCTTTTTGCTATTCTTTTGATTGATGATTTCTATGCCTATCTGGATGGCCGTAAATCTTCAAAAACATTTACGCCGTTATGGGAGAAGCTTCTAAACGGTTGGAAATCAGCCGCGGGATATTTAGAAAAAATACGCGGGTATTTATCGGATATTGCTGATAATATTCGGAGTGACCAGGAACTGGAAGATATTTGGAGATCTATCAAACAGATAATGGCGGATGTGAACAAGCTGTTTTCAGATCTTATATCTCTGGTTATTTATATGTTCAGTGATTATGACATCAATTATGATTTAGGACTGACATGGCAGGCTGTTAAAGATATAGGGAAAGGAATACTCGATGTTATCGATGCCATAGTAGTGCTTTTAGATAAATTGTTTGGAGGAACGGGAACCTCAAGACACTTTTGGAAAATTTTTGCGGAAGGGGTAGAGAAGGCGATTCGTGTTGTTGCTAGACTTGGATCTATGATAGGGAAACTGTTTTCTGCATTGGCAAAGGCATTAAAAGGAGACTTCAAAGGTGCTTTGGAAGAGGCAAAATCAGCTTTTATGGGATTTGTAAAGGGTGTTGTAGGAGACTCCACGGATGATGCTCGTTCTGAAAGAGCACAGTATGTCATGAAACGATTGGTGGCAATGGGATATACACCTGAACAGGCTGCTGGAATCACAGGAAATCTTATTCAGGAGTCAAATCTAGATACATCTGCAAGATCTCAGGATGGGAACGATTCTATTGGAATTGGGCAATGGACAGGAGAACGGGAAACAGGATTATTCAATTTTGCATCAAACGCAGGCAGAGATCCTTATGATTTGGATACACAATTGGATTATCTGAATTGGGAACTTATGAATAATGAAAATTCAGCCTTTCATAAACTGCAGGATAATTCCGATACGGCATCAGAAGCCGCAGTCATTTTTGGACAGACATACGAACGCCCAGCGGATGAATATGCTAATTGGGGTAATCGGACATCAAAGGCAGAGACAGCCCTCGATGAATATAATAAACACCGTTTTGTATTCAAAAGACCCAATATTGATTCTGACAGTGTAGCGTCTTCTACTACAAGCGGTTATACGGCACCTTCTTATGGATCGAAATATACTTTTGCACCAGGAGGGCTTACGGTTGGAAATATTAATGTAAATGTAGCTGGAACTAATGCAACTCCGCAGCAGATAGGCGAAGCCGTTGCAGGGTCTCTGTCTAATTACAATCGAAAAAATCTTATTGGAGTCCGTATGGCAGGAGGTGTGATCTCATGAATACAGTGGGTACACTGAATACATTAAGTGCTTTATATCAGGCAAATAAAATCAAAGTTAGTCGATTGAAAGGCGGGACCGGAGTATTTTCGGCAGGATACCGTCCCAGGCAATGGGATGGAACATCTGATTTACCAGAATTATTAAATATAAGTCCGCCATGGGCAGAAGCAATAGAATCGGCCACAGGGACAACACTGACCGGATTAATTAGCAATAAGTTGGGTTTATCCGGGATATCATCTTCCGAAATGGTATATGTCAAAACCAATATCGGGGGATATTTTTTTGATGCCGTATTGAGTTCGGATCATCAATCTGAATTGTCCATTACCCAGCATCCGGTACAGACAGGAGCAGCAGTCACTGATCATGCGGTTGTGCAGCCGGCGGTTTTGACTATGACTGTAGGCATGTCTGATGCTATGGCCACGATGGTGGAAGGACAGTTTACAGAAGCCTATACAAAATCAGTATCTGCTTACCGTGTATTGAAACAGCTTCAGCAGCTCCGTATTCCGCTGCAGGTGGTAACGAGGCTGGATACATATCAGAATATGCTGATTCAGTCCATTGATGCACCTGATGACTATAAGACACTTTATGGACTCCGGTGTACGGTTACTTTACAGGAAATATTTGTGGTCAATGTGGAAGAAACAACAGTATCCGCACGAAACTGGTCTACCGGCAGTACCAACCGGGGGCAGGTTCAGCCCGAACCGGTATCTGATAATGGTTCTATCATGGCACAGGCCGGATTGTGAGGTGATTAGATGAGTTTGTCCATTATTCCTTTAACTGCATCACCGAATCAGACACTGAATTTCAAAATTACTATAAGAGGAGAGAATAAGCATCTTCAGCTGTTTCTCCGCTATCTGCAGGAATACAAACACTGGATTATGGATTTATCTGATGCTTCCACGGGAGATACATTGATTGCTGGAATTCCTCTGGTACCGGGTACACAGCCGGCATCGAACATTTTAGCCTCTTATGCCTATTTGAATATTGGAGAAGCCTATTTGGTGAAATATGGGGAACCGGATAATGAATATCCGGATGCAGATACATTAGGAACATCGTGGCTGCTATTGTGGGGTGAGCTGGAGTCATGAGCAATTATTTATATTTAAGAAAATATCAGATCCTGGTGTCTTCGGAGTCAACCAAGTCCTCTGATGGGAAAACGGAAAAAGCTCTTGATGTGTCTTATTTGCACTGCACATTCAATGTCAGACGGGGAATGGATTTTAATAACTATGCCATTGTCACCATCTATAATTTGAACCGGGAAACGGAGAATCAGATTATCAATGAAAGTGACCGGCTGATCATCAATGCCGGCTATGAAGGATATCTCAATGCGGTACCTTATGATCCGCAGACATCGAACCAGGCAGCGGGAGCTGGATCAAAGTTCAATGTATCGTCCGGATCATCTGAAGTGACACAGATTCAGGAAGGCAGTCCGAAACAATATGGCAAGATTTTTGATGGAGCTATTATTCAGACGGTGCGGGGGAAGGAAAACAATACTGACTATACTCTGACCTTGGTGGCCATGGATGGAGACTTATTTGCAAACAATAATTTTATTGCTCTTTCATGTGTCCGGGGGCAAAATCCCCGGGCTGTTATTGAAACAGTAACAACCAAAGCTGAGACACCTACGACAGTTGCAAAAATATCCCCTGATATTAGTGGACAGACACTCCCCCGGGGGAAGGTTTATTTTGGACGTCCCCGTGATTATCTTCAGGATGTGGCCCGGTCCAACAATGCCAATGCATGGATACAGGATGGAGAAGTTCATATTACCAGGGTCACTGATAATTATACGGATGAGGCATTGGTTCTCACTCCGCAGACCGGGCTGATCGGGTGGCCGCAGCAGATTCAGTATGGAGTATCTTTCCGATGCCTGATGAATCCGCAGATTACCGTCATGAGCATGATTCAGCTGAAAAATTCTGAAATTAATGGGATGCAGATCCAGACCAATACACCGGGACAGACACAGCCTCAGACTCTGCAGATGGATCCGAATCAGATGTACCAGGCTTATGAAGTGGAACATATAGGGGACACCCGGGGAAACGACTGGTACACTCAGATATCGGGATACAGCCGGTATGGAAAAGATGTGGTGCCAGCACTCATGAAATATTCCGGACAGAATCCGAATTCGGTATGAAAGGGGGAAGAAATGCAGAAATTACAGGAAAGTTTTTTTAACCAGACACAAAAAGAAGAAATGCTGCAGAGAAATACGGGAATTGGAATCCGCGTAGCCATGCCGGGTATTGTTCAGTCTTTTAATTCTGAAGAACAGACAGTAACGGTAAAGTGTGCAGTCAGAGAAAAAGTGGATCTGAATGGAATACAGACATGGACAGA